ACATCTTTTAGGTGAAAAGTAAAGAACACCGAAGGGACTGAAAGTCCGTGAAGACGAGTGAGTGTTTGGCGGAAAAGTTGATTGCGGGTTCGCCACTCTTTCTGTGAGAATCCGTCGCCTTCTTCTTTGATAACACCCTTTCTTAGTAGAACAGCAGTCATAGCGTGTTCGCACCACTTAAGGTAAGTCGAACCACCGTCAAATACTATTCCGGTGATATTCTCTCCGTCTTTGATTTTCTCGGCAATGATGTTCGTATACATGTTCATCTTGTCGGTAAGTGCGGCGTAATTGACGGTCGAATCATCGTTGAAAATCGAATCGTCTCGCTCATCCAAAAGAGGTAGAACGACGATTTCATCGTCATTAGGGTATGCTTCGTCAATAGTAGACTTAGCGGAGTTGTCTACATCAATGACATAGATTTTACCCTTAGAATTAACTTGGCGTGAAATGCTGATGGCAAGTCCGGTCTTAGCGCAATTTTCTTTCGCGACCAAAGCCATACGGACAGGAACGGCTTGTGCCGTATTGTTCTCAAACATATTACGGTAATATTCTTTATCGAACCCCTTTGTTTCGGGGGTTGTTGCGCTCGGTTTTTTGGTATTGTTCCACGACATATTATTCTCTCCTACTACATGCTATATAAGGGTAGTCATTCCCCCAAAATCACCATCGTATCGGTGTTGATTATTAGGGAAACAATAGACACAGCCGACTTTAGGCTGTTGATGACGACTTGCTTTGGGTCAAGGATTTCTTTTGTTGAATCCTTCAATGTCAAAGCGTCAAGGAATCTGTATCTCAAGTGGTCTTCGATAACAGGTTCAAACCCTGCGTTGGTTAGGATTTGTCGGTAAGGGGCAGTAAGCACACGCACCCACATATTGTAGTGGTTTACACTTGATGCGTGTGATTGGTGAATCTCACGCAACACCTGAACAAGACACCAACCACCACCGGCTACAACGCCACCCTTGAGGGCGAGGCGAGTAGCGTTTACGGCATCGTCAATACGCTCACGCGTTTCACGGATTTCTAATTCGGTTACACCGCCAACATGGATTGTAGCGGCTGTTCCGTTGAGCCGGTTTGCGCGAGCAAGTAACTTTTCCTTATCGAAAGAGTGGGTTGCTTCTTCGGCTTGTTGGTGCAAAACATCAATGGTATTACCTTTACGATATTTGTATTCTTGACTTTGACTCTCACTACTCATAATTAAGTGTGTAGTGTTTTCTTTTACGATTATTCTATCAACAGTCCCGAAATGTCCTTTATCGACTTCGACTTTGTTAATACCCAACGGGTCATCGTCTCCACCAAAGCCCCTAAAGACATTCAAAGAACCTGTAAACACCGCAGTATCAGTGAACCAAGACTCCGTATCATAACCACCTTTCGGCATACGAATCGCACAAGCGTTTACTATTCCGCCTAATTTATTAGCGATTAGATTTGACAATGCTATACCCTTAATATCATTCACCATGAAAACAATAGGTCTACTGTTTTCGACAGCAATCTCAAGAGCAGGTGTCAATGTGTCATAATCCTCTACAATCTCATCAGCGAGGATGATAAGAGGGTTGTCGAACACACACGCCTTCTTAGGAGTGTTCGCAAACATAGGAGAGGCATAACCAACAGGTAAACTGAATCCTGATTCTTGACTCCATATGGTGTGGTCTTCACTACCGACTTTCATGTTCACCATACCATTTTCTCCTATCGCCATAAACATGTCAGCGATAACATCACCCAACCATTCATCGTTGTTGGCCGCTATGGTAGCGACTGCTCTTATGCGAGACTCGTCATCTTCGTTGTCGAGGTCGAGTTGTTCGGAAGATTGTTCAATGCGGTGAAGGATAACATCTAAGTCAGCCCGTATTGTTTTTACATCTAAAGGTGCGAGATATTTTTTGGAGTGTTCAACCATAGCGTGAGCAAGGACTGATGCGGTAGTTGTTCCGTCGCCGGAAACCTGTTGTGCCTCGTTACTGATTTGCCTAAACAATTCAATTGCGGTTTGGGTGGCGGGGTCATCGGAATGAACGGCGTTGACGATAGAAACACCGTCGTTGAGTATTCTCGGCGGTCTACCCTCTACACCCGACACAACAACAGTCTTAGCGCATGGGCCAAGAGTGCCACTGATAGCGTCGTGGATAGCGTCGATAGCGGCACACATAGCCTTTTTCGCTTCATCACCTTTAACAATATTCGTCATTACCTTTCCCCCTAAAGTTATTACCGTCTCAATCCCAACCGTCGCCATCAGCGTCGGTGTCTGCGAGTGGTGCAATGCGGTTCGCACACCACCACGAATTAACCATGAATCGCAATTCTTCTTCGCGAGTAATCCAAGGTGAACCAACGATGAGCAATTCCGAACCAACGCCGAAGTCTACTTCACCTTCTTGGTCGGCAGGGACATAGAGGGAGACTACTTCGGCCTCGCTCATAATGTCTGTGTCACCGAGGGTGACAATGAAGCCACCGTTTTCTCGTGGGTCAATGTGAACGACTTCGACGATTGTTCCGAAGACAGTGTTCCACTTGGCCTTTTGGTCGAGTTCGGCGTATGCTTTACCACACGCTTCGATAGAAGACTTGAGGTTGTTACCGAGCCAATCAGCAACGACACCGAAAGGTGAACCGTTGTCATCAAGAGCGAAAGGTGGGGCGGAGAAAATATCCATAACGGATTCATCAGCCGTGAATACGGTAGCCTTAGAGCCGTAGCAAAGACCTACCTTAGCCGCAGGTTTCAAACCAATTTTACCACAAACAAAAGTCGGGAATTGGATTTTCGCCTGTTCGCCGGAAAGACGGACTTCGATAATTTCAGGTTCACCGGTAGTGCCTTCTTTGCGACCCATGAACAAGCATGTTCGGTCTAATTCTTCAAGCGGTCTGTTTGACCCATACTTGAAGTTGGCATTACCGTTGGCGAAGGTCATGTTATTTTTATCCCAAACCAAAGAGAATGATGTGTTTGCATCCAAAGCCATGTGGCGTGGAGGCAATGAGTCAATGTCCGAAGACTGCATACCTTCTTCAAAGGATTGTTTTGCCATCAAAGAAGGGTTGGTGTGGCGAGTGAATGAGCCGTCGTGGTTGTTCTCGTAAAGAACGACACTACCTTGTTCAACAAGAGCCAAACGACCGGCCTCATCCAAAGCGGAGAGGGTGTTCTTCATCTTGTTGTAAGCCATCTTAGCCCAATCCTTTTCGCGAGGAACGCTGACAAACATACCCTCAAAGAGAGTAGCACCGCTACGGGTCAATTTTGCCTTTTCGCTTGAGATTTGTCGGGCCGCTACTCGTAGAGCCAAAACCTTTCGCTGTTCTTCGTTCTTACCGGCGGCTTCCCAACCTGCACCTTCTTGTGCCAAAAGCAAATCGGCCTTTGCCGATAATGCTTCTACGGTTGTTTTAATCTGTCCTGCCACTTTTTCAATCATCTGTTCGTATGCTACCATTTGGTTCACTTCCTGTATCTATTCGTTTTTATTTGGGGGTATTAAAAGGTTGTTATTGGTTTCCCCCGACCAACATTCTAATGAAGTTATGACGCACTATTTCAGCGTCTACTCCGTTGAGTATATCTCTTTCAGCCACTACTGCGGCTTCGATAACCTGCATTTTTGATTCGGCATTAGCACCGCTACCGACAGCGTATCGGAATGTTCCTCTCACCTGTTCACGGACTTCACCGACAAACATTTTCAGGGCTTCGTCGAATCCGTTCTCAAGGAAACATAGGCGTAAAAGTAATTTGTAATTCAATTCCGGTGTGATGAGTGAATCCAAAAACCTCTCTTGGTCTTGGACTGTCATGCCAACATACGCTTGGGTTGCCCCGATAGCGTTTCTCAAATCACCGGCATGTGCTTTTGCGATAATATCAAGTGTCTCCAATCCTCCGCTTAGGTGGCTACGCAAACCTTCTTGAGAAACAATCGCTCGCAGTCTACCGACCATAGCATCGTGGGGAATTGGTTTGAAGGTTCGGACTTGGCATCGAGATTGAAGCCACCGTGAAACCTTTGTCAAGTTGTTGCATGTAAGAATGAAAATACCGTTGGCATTCTCAATGACACCTTTCAGTGCTGACTGCGCCGCATCAGTAAGTTGGTCGGCTTCATCTAAAAAGAATATGCGTTCCTTGATACCACTTCTTGTTAAGGGAATAATAGTCTCTTCGATGAAGTCGATACCCCGCTCTTTCTTAGAAGAAGCATTGAACACAACAATTTGCCAACCCAAGTCTCTCGCCAAAGCATTCGCAACCGAA